GCACTTTGGCACTTGGCACAATGGCTCACGCACGTGTCGCTTACTGCTTTACTTACAATAATTATGTGGAAGAAAAAGTCGTAGAATTAAAAGAATGGCTAACCGAAAATTGTAAGTACGCCTGTCTCCAAAAAGAAGTGGCACCCACTACCCAGACCCCTCATATACAAGGATATATGGCCTTAAAAAAGAAACAGCGAATGGTGTCACTACAAAAAAAGTTCGGACCACTTGGAATTACATTGGCGTTAATAAACGCGAATGGAACCCCAGAGCAAAACCGAACATACTGTTCGAAAGAAGGAGGCTTTGAATTTTGGGAAACAGGAAGTATAAATATTGTGGGAAAAGGAGCACGGACGGACTTAGCGGACCCAATACGGAAAATTAAAGAAAAACGTCCGTTAAATGAAATCGCGAATGAACACTCAGAAGCTTGGGTACGCCACCACAGAGGATTTACGAGCTTATATAACCTCCTGGATGAACAACCCGATGAACGAGAAATGGATGTGGTTTTGTTTTTTGGAGATGCCGGGACAGGGAAATCATCAAAATCTAGAATGTATGCTAAACTCTATGGAGAACATTACACATTGGGAGTACCGTGTGGAGGACCTGTATGGTTTGATGGGTATAACGGTGAAGCTACGCTTCTCATAGATGAATTTAAAGGATGGATACAACCAACATTCCTTAACAACCTGCTGGATAAATTTAAATTGAAATTACCTGTAAAAGGAGGATTTGTAAACGCAAAGTTTACTCATGTATTTATAACATCAAATTATCCCCCAGAAGAGTGGTGGTCAGAAAAGGTAGTGTGGAATAGGGAAGCTTTATATAGAAGGATAAATACCATTTATGAATACCGCGGGACCAATTATTCCGATTGTACCGTTAAAAAATTAAAATAAATATTCCGTTACAAAAATAAACCTGGATACCGACAGTGACACAGAAGTAATAGATGTACACGGGGAAGAGAGCGAAGAAGAGACCACCACCTCCGAAAGCGACACGGCCATTCCGTCCACCTGGCAGGCGAAGAAGCCAATCAAGCGTCATACCTGGATTATTGAGACAGACAGCGACTGAAAAAAAAGTATTATTCACGGGAACAGATGACGCAACAAACGGAGCCCAGAATTGTAGTACAACAGGTAATGTAACATGTTTAAACTTAATACAAGTGGGCTCCTCAATGTATAACAGAATTGGTCGTAAGGTGGAAATGAGGTCAGTAAGATTGACAGCACAGATATCAACGCTAAATGTTACACGGGCAACAACAACGCCAGATTATTATAGGGTAATGCTTATATATGATAGACAGACTAACGGTGCTAACCCAGCTATGGCAGACTTTTTGCAAGATACCGAACAAACAGGAACGAATACAACCACATCTTATAGTGGTTTAAATATGAACAATCGGGAACGATTTGTAACAATAATGGACAAAAAGATTACCCTACCACAAGCAACTTGTACAGCAGGAGTATTAACAAATGTATATCCAAATGACTGCTATTTACCTATAAAAATAGATGAGTTTAGAAAACTTCGTGGATTAACCACGCATTATAAAGCAGATTCAAATCCAGCAGTCATTGGAGATATTGCAACTGGAGGGTTATTTATAGTAAATCTGGCATATACCCAGGCTAATGGAACAGAATTATTTCAAATGAATTGGAATGTGAGATTAAAATATGTAGACGTTTAATAATAAACGCGAACTTTAGTTCGCAAATGTATATAAATTAATATTCACCACAACTACTATGCATCACAACTACGATGCATACAACTGCTAGTCATCACAACAAGTCTTATGTTAATCGCGGAGCGCAATGCATCACAACATAGCCGTCGCGATGTCCTCGGGAGCAAGGCTTTAGCCTGTAACGCGGGGAGCGTTTACGCGTACCGCGATGCGAACCGAGTACGCACGCGAGAAAGGCGTAATGCACCAATAGGATAGCAACGATGGAAAAAAGGAAAATAAAAAAGGTACTTAAGGGAAGAATAAGTGCAGGGTTACTATATTACCCCTGCACTTTGGCACTTGGCACAATGGCTCACGCACGTGTCGCTTACTGCTTTACTTACAATAATTATGTGGAAGAAAAAGTCGTAGAATTAAAAGAATGGCTAACCGAAAATTGTAAGTACGC